ATCTAACGCATCACTTATTTGATCATTTCTTTCATTTTCACTCATAATTTAATTCCTATGAAGGATCTAATGGATCATAATTATCTGCACCAGTTTGTCCTAGAAAGTAATCAGTTCTTGTTGTTGTGTATCCATAATCATCATCTGCATCAGCAGTAGTTGGATTTGGTACAACAACATGGCGAATAAGTTCTTTACTTGGAGTAGTTGTTGTTCTGCTTTCTGGTGTAGTATCAGCAGTTTGTGGGTAAGATTGAACAGTAACTTTCTTAATGAGTCCAGTTTCATTTGTCGGACTGTATAGAAATGCTTTTGCAGTAAATGTTAATGTCCATGTAAGAACTCGTCTAGTATCAAAGTTACCTTCATACTCATCTTCGTTTGTTACACTATTTAATATAATAGGAACATCAGTAGTTATTCCTAAATCATCATACATATCTTTCAATGTTATATTAAACTCTGGTGTAAAGTATGGAAGTATCTGTTCAATGATTTGTAGACCATCATCAGTATTCTTGACCATGCAATATAGATTGAAGTCAAGATTATAAGGAACTCTTTCGTATTGCCATTTTACACGACTAACATCAGTTCCTACTTTTTGAAATTTATTAAGTGTGTTTAGTTTTCTGGCTGCATCATATGCAAGACCTGTAAACTCAAATCCTATTCGAGGAAGTGTCATTTGTACTTCTGTACCATCATCAGAGATTGAACTGTCTTGATTTATACGAACAATAAACTTTTCTTTAGGTCCATATGCAAAAGGGACTCTACCTTTTGATATAACTGTTCCAGAAGAATTTTTTCTTTGAATGTAGATTTCATTGAATAGTGTTCCAAATCCAACGACTACTTTTCGTAATGTTTCATGATAGAAAGTTGTACCTAACATACTAAATCTCCAAATTATCTAGATTACCAAACTCACCAAATGGATTGCCTTCTGTGAAGTCAAGTACGGAATCTGCTTTTGTTTCAAAATCTGAACCATCATCTGATGTGACATTTCCTGTTTCGTCTGTAACTGTAAATACTGCGTATGCAGCCGCACTTGATGCACCAGTTACTAAGGATTCAACATCTTCTATCTGTAAAATATCTCCATCTTCCATGAGTACTCTATCCTCATCATCAAGTGTATCGTTTAATAGAATGTGCATATCTGTTGCGTCTTTAAACTCACCTGTTTGAACTTGTACTTTAAGTGTTCTATCATCACCATCCCAAAAAACAACTTTACCTGTTGCAGTTGCAGCCGCTTGTGTTGCACCTTGATATACAATCTCATCAACAGTAAAGTTTCCAGAAGGAGTGCCCTCTGATAACATGAAACTTGTTGTGAGATGTTCGATTTGTAATTTATCACCCGTAATATATACATCAGTACTTCCATCTTCTTGTCGTATCTCATCACCCAAGAATACAAGTTTCTTGAGAACTCCACTTTCTTTCTCGACAGAATCAATCTCTGCGATACCAACATCAATTGTTTCTTGTGAGTATCTAAAGAGGTCGCAACTGATTTGATAAGTGTGAAGTTTACCTAACTGATAGAATGGGTTTTCGTGTTCTACGAATTTAATCTCGAATAGGCCTTTACTTAATGGAAAATAAATCAAATCACCTTCGAGAGGTATTGTGTTTGTTGTAATCGTTTCTTCAAATCTTCTTCTTGCGATTGCAAATGTAATACTATCACGAATCTCTAATCCAAATCTTCCAACAAAATCGCCTTCGCCTTCAAAGCCATCTACATTTTGAATGTATGCTTCGATAGAAAATGCTTGTTCGTATTTTTGAGTTGGATCTTCACCGAAGATTGGATCTTCATTTACTGTGGCACGTGGAATATAATAGACATCATGTCCATACATTCTAATAGACTCGATAGTAAGTTCTTCTATCAGTCTTTGTTCTTCGGTAATTGCAAGATTGTTTATGAAAGTATTAGTGGCCATTTTTTACCCTACCATGAAGTCAACAGGAAGCTCATGATTTAAACTCATCTGTTCTTTTATCCTTTGAATCTCCTCTTTGGCATCATCAACAATTTGTCTACCGTTTAAAGTAGCACCTCCGGGTAATTGTATGCCATCAAACTTACTTAGATTTGTACCCCATTGAAGTTTAAACAATGCAGTAGTATATTCTTTGAGAAACATATCGTTGTATATTTCTGTATATGTATTTGGGTCTAATCTACGAAACGATTCAATGATAATATAGTTATCTGCTTTTAAATCTGTTCCCCATTCAAATCCATTAATGTATAATCTATTTTGTTTTCGATTAAACTCGATTGGGTGTTCACCTGCAAATAACATATCTAACATTCTCATATGTTTCATTACAGTATCGTAGTATTGAATAGAAACACTTGAGAAATCATAAAATTCATTTAAACGTAATTGATATCGAACATCAAACATATTGATTGTACTTGCGTCACTAATAGGAAGAACTCTAGTAACACTAACAACAGGGTCAGGAACAGCAATATACTGATTCGTTACATCTGCAGCCGTAATTTGATGTTGATCATATACTCGTTCTACACCATCAAAGTGATACTCGGAAAAATATTGTAATGCATCATCAATGCGATCTTCTAATTGATCTTCATCAACATTGATATCTATTACAGGTTTTCCAAGAGTTCTAAGACAATGTTCTCTTAATTCTCGTCTTGATTGTGGTTTTGCCATATTCTTTCCTTAATATACTATAGTTGTATGTATATTTATGTTTTTATATATTAGTGTGCAACATAATCCCATTCTTGATTTGCTTCGTTCCAAGTGTAGACTTTTCCATCAAGAGGCATAGCAGTTGGTGGTTGCCATTCATTATTGACATCTAATGTCCAAGAATCGTAAGGTTGTTTAGGTATAAATACATCTTTTGTTCTATCATATATACCATCTTTTTGTGCATATCTTTGTCTAAAACTATTATTGAATGATGTTTGTATCCATAGAAAACTATCACCAATAGAACCTGAATTTACCATATCTTGTTCAGTAACAATAATTTCTTTTACAATATTTTGATCAGATTCCAAACCTAGTTTACCCGAAGATCGACCTGTTTCGTTTTCGTGCATAAACGAAGAACCATCTTCTTGTAAAATAATGTCGTAACCTAATTTTGCGAAATGAGCCATTTATATTTTCCTAATCTTCATATCTTATAATAACTATACCTGAACCACCAGCACCACCTGTTGTAGCACCTCCTCCACCACCACCACCAGAGTTTGCAGTACCTGCGTTTGCACTATTATTCGGAGTTACTCCATCTCCAGCTCTAGTTCCACCAGATGCGGCTGTGGTTTGTCCTGCGCCTCCACCACCTGAACTGAATACTAATCCACCACCATCAATGTGCATAGTTTCAGTTGAGCCATCTGCGGCCTCCCAATCATAAATCGAAGTTGAGCCTTCTGTAGCACCTGCACCACCAGCACCACCTACACCTGTTTCGACAGAATTTGTTCCTGCGGTAGTTGCACCACCCCCACCACCACCAGACATTTGAGCACCTTCGTATCCATGACCACCATCATTTCCTTCATTCGCAGTTCCTGAACCACTATTATCAGTATCGTTATCTCTTTGACCACCGCCTCCACCAGAACCACCAGTATTTCCTGCATAGACTGGTGTATTTCTAGAACCTCCACCACCACCGCCAGTAGCAGTAAGAGTTGAAGCATTTATTACAACTGAAGTATCACTACCATCATCACCTTTGTCAGCAGAACCTGTAGAACCTGCACCACCAGCACCAATAGTAACAGTTCCACCAGCAGTAACAGAAATATTATCATAATATTTGAGGCCTCCGCCACCGCCTCCTCCACCTTCTCCAACATTAGCACCACCGCCACCGCCACCACCGCCAGCGACTATGAGTATATCCATATCAACTGCACCACCTTCATGTGAGAAAGTGCCAGTAGTAGTAAATGTATGAACTTTGTAATCAGTGCCACCTTGAGAGTAAGTAGAAGTTGTTCCACCAGTTGTTGTTATATTAGTTACCCATGAAATGTCTGTTCCATCAGACTCTAATCTATTTCCAGCAGCTCCGACTGCTAATGCGGCCGGGTCGCCTGAAGCATCTCCATAGATAATCTTACCTCTTGCAAGTCCTGCCATTTTTGCGAGACTAACTGCGTTGTCTTGTATATCAGCAGTTTCTACAGTATTATTAGGAAAAACAGGAACCGCTGTAAATGTGTGAACACCTGTTGTAGTAGCTGTTCCACTTATTTCAACATTAGCGTTTATATCTACTAATGTTGCGTTTAGTTCTATTTCATCAGTTGCATTGATGTCAAGTATTGCATTAGAAGGCGCACCAATGTTTTGACTAGCATCATTGAACTGAATGACATTTGTGCCATTCAATAAGATACCTGTATCAGCAACATGAGTTAGTGTAACTTCTTGGTCATTACCAAAGTAAATAACTGAACCG